TATTTAGACTAAATAAAAATAAGATAAAAAAGTCAATGAAACATAGGTGTTTATTCAGTAATTTTTGTTATCTTGCATTGAAATAAAAAACCTTTAAAAATGAATAGAATATTTACCTTATTTATCGCTGTATTCAGCATATTTTCAATCGTTTCGTGTGATAGAAGTTCAGACGACAACAAACCACAAGAAGAACAGAGAATAATAGAAGTACCTTTTACAGATGAATTGAAAGGAGTTTATACAGTCCATTATAAAGATACTCCATCAGGCGGGGAAGCCGTTCCCGCTAACAAGTATAAGTTAGAGTTTAGAGAAGGCAATACAGTATATTGGACAGATGAAAACGGAGAACACGAAGAGTTTTTTGCTAACCCTGAAAACAGATACCCTTATGCAGGCTCTAACAAAAAAGGATACCTATTCTATGTTTGGGATAAAAAACCGGTCAAGGATGGGGAATATTATGAGATTGTTATGGTAATACGAAAATCTGGCAGAGTTATTGGCGTATTTAGTTACTACTGCACAAAACAAAGATAAAAAGCAAAACACCTAATTAAAGGTGTTTTTTTATTCCCATAAGCAGGGGTGCTCGGTAGTAAGATACCATTCTAATTCTCCTTTTTCGTTATAAAAACCTCGCTCGTGGGCTATATCGTTAGGATTTTCGCCCTTTGGCACATAAGCCACCACAAGACCTTTATCATCAAAGATATGATAGATAAACAAGCGCCCATCTTTATTAAACTCTCGGAGCATAGCGCACTCGCTCTTGGTTATCGGCTTACTGCAATTACACGCCATTGTTTATAATATCTAAAAGTTTCTTCCTTATCTCTGGCTTGTTGTCCAGCTGAAACTGATAGCCTTGCTCCTCGGTTACCCCCAAGTGCCTCTTTCCAAGTTTGCTGTGCAACCATTCGGCTTTTTCATTCTGTAAATCATTCTTAAAGAAGATAACCGCTGGATGTATTATAACATCTACAAAGCTTTGATATTGTCCAGTCACTCGCAAATCCCAAAAACCCCTATTATTTGGGTTAATAGAAGTTTTGAAATGTGCATATTCAGGGTCTTTATAGGAGGGCATATCATTGCCCTCACTATCTTTCCCCTGCATAAGGTTTTCCTTATTTAGATTTATCAGCTCCTTTTTTCTCCCTTCCATTGTCGTTCGCATTATCTCCGGCAACGCTCTTTTCGCTGCCTGAATGCGCTTCAGCAATGTTATCGGATTGATTAGTTTCTCGCTCATTTCTAAATAAAGGTTTCAAGCTTTTCTCTACATCTTCCTCGTTAAGAGTAGGGTATATCCCCAAGATGTATTCCTTGGCTTCTTTCTTACTTTTGAAATTTTCCATATTTCCAAAAGTATAAGCCCCAATTTTCAGTTCCATTATACTACGGTTTTTTTGTCGCTTTCTCCTATATAATAGTTCGTATCAAGGTCAATAATCCTTAATCCATTATCAGAAGTGATAAATCTCACTTTCTTACCAGTAGCAAGAGCCGAGTGAGTAAGAGTGTATTCCTGCGCTGATGCATCGTAAGCAACATTCGTAATGTTACCAATCACACCATCTTCCTCAATCTTCCATTTCGCAGCATCAGTAAGCCCTGTTACATTAGCATTTGAAAACGCCTCTGTTACTTTCACTTTGGTAGTCGTAGCCGTGTTTGTCAGCACGCCAGTAGAAACTGCCAATTTGATAATTGGGTTAATCTCATTGAAAGAGAACTCATCACTTTCAAAAACATTTTCAGACTTCTGCCAATAAATCATAGCATCAGGTAAGATGTCTACTTCTAATGTAGAGCCTGATACTTCCGAAGTAGTTTTTAGTTTCTTAACTCCTACGAACAACTTACAAGCAAAGCCCATAAGCTTACCATTTGCTTTAATCGCAAAAAGTGCTGAACCATCTTCAAAGATAGGCACAAAGCTGTAATTGTCGCTGTTGTCCAATTTTGCCAATTCATTTTGGAACGAAGAACCTTTATCAAAAGTAAATCTGTATCCTTTTGTTCCAGGGATTGAACGGCTTCTCTCTTTTCTTACAGATGTATTGTAATCTGCCTCTTGGTCGTTGTCTTCCACATTGAAGAAAGATATCTTACCAATGAATTTATCCTCTTGGATAATCTTATCCAATGCTGTCTTATTGAAAGTCGCAGGGTCTATTTCCACTCTTCTGTCAAGAAGAGCAAACCCTGTAACCAATTTCTCTCCGCAAAATGCACCTCCAAGTCGTGCTATCATCTCTGCTGAACCGCAGAAGCTTTGTTTTAACATAAGTTTTTAAATTTTAAATGGTTTAACATTTACGCATTCATTGTCTATATTCAGACTGATATCCAGCACTATCGCATCCCATATGTCAGGCGTAGTGGTCGTTTGGCTTCCTCTCTTGTTGCCGTAGTCCCTCTCTCTGCTTGCTAATTCTGATATATCATTAAAAGGCAGAGAAACAAACGAGTAGTTGTCCTCCTCAAAAGATACTCCATTGGTCTTTCTTATCTTATCCAAGAAAGAACCGAGTAAAGGTAAAAGCACTTCCTCAAAGGTAGATTTAAACCTATCCTTGTAAAAGGCGTGTTCCGAACCCAGAGTAATGAAGAAGAACCTCATACCTTTGAGTTTGGTCTTTTGTCCCTTTACATCGTGAACCACGCTGTATCCTGTTTGCAGCCAAATGACAGGGTATTTCTGTTTCTTGCTTTGGAGCAGTTTCCAAAGTTCAAACAAGTCAGCCTCGCCATAGTTTGCTGTGTATTCCTTGCCTTTGAAACTCACTTTAAAGGCATCCTCAAACATGCTATACAGCAGTAAATTGTGGTTTATCATCATAGCCCAAATTCATTTGTTATTTCTCCTCCGAATTTCAGATAATTAGCATCAAATAGAGGGTAATCTTCTACATTATCCAAAAGATACCTCACAAGCGAAACATAGCCACTTGTAGGCTTAAAACCGCGGTAGTCTATCCCTCTTCCTAAATTCCAGTAAGGGTTTCCCTCCAATGTCAATCCGCTTCTATCACTCCTTACTCCTCCGTATAACTGATAAATAAAATCGTTATATATCCTCGCCATTTTAGGAGAGATGCTTACCGCGGTGCCTACTTTTGTATCTATCTTCGTTTGCCCAAAAGCCGTAGTTTGGGTTACATTGTGCATATTATAGACTACATAGACTATATACGCCAGTAGTGACTCCTTTTTGGTTTCTTGGATTAAACCTTTCCAAACCAAAGTTTTCTCCCTGCCGTTTATTTCTTTTGTATAAGTCTTGCCGTGTAGCAAGTCCTTATAATTTTGTGGCAGATTGGTAGAATCCTCCTCGTATTTAGCCTTGAAATCAAGCCACATTTTGACACCAAAACTGAAAGACAAAACTTCTTCCTCTACTTGGTTGATAAGCTCATCTAAATTCACAGCAGTGGTGTTTTCATCAGGATTTGGCTCATCCAAGTTAGGAATAAGCAAATCGCCTTTAAAGTATGTTTTGTCTATCAGCATTTAGTATCTATTTTTCAGCTTGTTTCTTGTTGTCTTTACCCTCTTCTACATTTGCAGGTTTTTTACCTTTACTTTCTTTGTCTGTTGGCTCAAAAAGTTCAGCTTCTAAACCAGCCTGTATTACAGTCTCATCTAAGATGTCTAAAACTGCCCCTTTCTTATGGTCGCCCCATTCTCTTAACAATTTTACTTCCATATTTGTTTATGCTTTTGTAATTCCTGTTTTGATTGTAGCAATGTCATCGTAGATGAACGCTTTCTCATCAAGTTTCTTCACGAATGCGTGGAATCTTGATTCTCCTAAGATTACGAATTGGTTTTTGATGAAGTCATCATTTATCCATCCGATTCTCACCGTATAAGAAAGGTAGTCAGTGATGTTGTACTTGCTAAGGTCACCCACGAAGATTTTACCTTGTGGAATAGACTCATCAGACTTGATAACCATTCCTCCGATTACTACTGTGTTAAATAGTGATGCTGTTGGGTACAATGGTCTTCCCTCGTTGTCTTTTGCTGCCACTAATTCCAAGTAGAAATCTACTGGATTCACAAGCACCAAGTTTGCCATGTATGGAGTTTCATCCTCATAGTTGTGAGTTGTAGCGATGTCAGTCACTGCTGCGTTCACTACATCCATAAAGTTAGGTTTTGTAACTTTTATTGACATAGGACCAGCTACAAATGCACGACCATATTTAGTTGCTCCTTTTGGATTTTCTCCTGCACCATCACCGAACAAGATAGCCTTGTTTTTGAATAGGTCGTGTTTCTTTTTCAAGTAGTCTTTTGCTACTCCTTCCAATCCTTTGATGTCATAAACAGACTCTTCTGTTAAGTGCATCCAAGCAGCTATTTTCTTTGGCTTCGCAAATTCTGTTGAAACCTTGAAGTCAATCTGTGGCTTCTTGTTCCCCTCTGCTACAAACTCGTAGTTTCCGTCCTTTGGAACTACCTCTGTATAAGCGTATACAGGTTGAGAAGTAGGTAACACAGTTACGAAAGTTTCAATGTCCATTCCACGAAGATTAACATTAGAAACAGGTGCGATTTGTGTTCCTAAAATATTAGGAGCTGTTCCCAATGTTGCAGAACCAGTAGTGATTGGCGCCGCTTGTTTTAACTCAATCTCCACCACGCCTGATTTAGACTCGTAAGCCTTTTTAATCGCCTCATGGTTTCTTTTTATCACTTCTATTAAAGCTTCTTCTGTAAGACCTCCTTGTGTAGCTTTGATTTCTTCCACGATTTTAAGCACATTGTCAATAGACTGCTGTGTTTCTTTCTCTTTTTCAGAGATAACATTTTCAATCCCAGTTTTTAGGGTTTCCAATTCTGCTTCTCTTTGGCTTTTTTCAAAAGCCTCTTTGTCAGCGAAATACTTTTCTTTTTCCTCATCTGACATCTTTGCAATTTCTGTTAAAGATTTCTTTTCAAAATTCATTTTCTAAAATTTTAAAGGGTTACTAAATAATTTTCAATCACACTTTTAGGAGTGGAATTATCCGAGTCCTCTTTTGCAGTAGAAGTGTCAGTGACGGGTTCTACAAGTATCGTTGGAGTGGCGAAGTTGCTGCCTTTTACAACAGCACTTCCCTCTATTATCTTTTGTTCTGTTACAGCCCAGAAATAGCCGTATTCATCTACATCTTCCTTATTTACAATATCATTATAATATTTATCCCAAACTGCCTTTTCCTCTGTATCCCATTCTGCCTCTGAATTGATAGCCAATTCCAACTGGATGTAGCGAAGCCCTGCCGAATGTTCTTTCACATATCCTTTGGCATATTGTCCGAACATATAAGGGTTTCTGTCTTTTTTCAGCGTGGCGTAGAATACCAAACATTCTGTTTCTCCAAGGTAGTTAAAGCCCAAGTCTTTCCAGTTGAATTTCTCTACTCTTACTTCCACTTCATCACTGATGATATTCTCAAAATTCATCTTGTGTTCTTTCAGCAGGTAGATGTTCTTGGAATTTTTGGCTGTTCTGTTCCAGCTTCCGTTAATGGAAACATCTCCGTGGGAATCATAGATGTTGGTAGAGTTGATAACTGCCTTTACCCTGATAGTGTTTATCTCTTCAGGTGACACTTCTGTCGTTTTAATCGTTTCGCCCTTTTCATTTATGGCAAAAGAAAACGCAAAAGGGTCTGACAGCTTCACTGCCATTTTCTTTTGTGAAATAAGGAAGTTCTTATTCTCTTTCAGGAACTTGAACATATCCTCTTTTGTTTCGAATGTTCTGTTAGGAATCTCTTTTGCTCTTATCATCATTTCTTCACGATTTGTTTTTTCTCTAAAATCTTCTTTTTGTCTTTCAGGCTCTGCACCAATTTAGGATTGGTTTTAGGGTCTTTCAGTTTTTGTTCTATTTTCTCTGTGTTTTTGTCCATTATTCGTTATTTATAAAATCCTCAAAACCTCGCTCTTTGACAAACTGCTCAAAGTCATTGCTTACACCTAATTCCTGCGCCTTTTCAAATGCTCCTAAAAGCGATACCAATGCTTCTGCTTTGAACTTGAAGCCCTCGTTTTTGAGCTTTGTTTTAATGGCGATTACACTTGGCAGGTGGTCGTATATTCCTATCAGCCTTGTTCCTCGCTCCTTGAAATATTTAGGCGACTTATTAGTCAATTCTTGAAGCCAGTTGTCCGTAATAGTCTTTACATTTCCTAAAATGAATTTAGCCTCTGCAAATTGCTGGTTTTCATAGGTACTTCCACCGAAAAAATCTTTTGGAATCAAATACCTGTTTCGGATGTTTTCCTTGGCGTTTTCCTGCATTTCTATGGTTTGCAGTTTCTTATTATCTCTTGTAAGGTCTAATCTTTCCAGCGTTTCGTTTGTTGCGATAACATCGCCAGCCTTACCCATTCCAGCGCCATATCTTCCTCTTCCGTTGAGTTTGCTTTCTATATCGTTCTTTTGGTCGCCACTCAATGGCGCAATGCCTGCCCCTGTTGCCTTTCGGCTGATGATAGTATTCACAGGATTAGAAGTAAGAAAACACATCATATCCTCGCTGTTGAGGATGGTCTGAATAGAGTAGAGGATAGAAGAAATCCTTGAAATAGGATTGAAATACATATTCCCTGCGCCCCCACCTCTGTAATTCTTCCTTGCTATGGTGTCGTAAAAGAATGCCAACTCGTGCAGTTCTCTTGTTCTCTGCACACCATCAGCAAGAGTTTCTACCACTTTTAAAGTCTTTATTTTGTCCCTTGTAAGCGTGTAAGGGTCTTTTATCTCTGGAAACTTGATGTTGTTAAACTCCAAGTTGTAAAGTGAAGGACTTGCCCTTAAATTGCCATTCTTGAAGAAATTGCCGTATTGGATAGACATCCCAGTAGTGAGCAGATTAACCACCATTTCTTTGATGAAATCGGTTTGGTTTTGAAACTCATTAGGCTCGTTTAGGAATTTCAGATACTCAGAATTTTCCACAGCTTCGCCTTTGTCATCCACTTCTTGGATTCTTACCTGCGAAGCAAAATCAGCATACAGATTGATGCAGTCGGATAGGAAAGTGCCATCTATGTAGTAAGCCTTATAATCTTCCTTTGGCGAAAAATAAGTTTTCCCTATACCCAAGAACGATAACACGCCCATACGCTCGGTTTCGTAGTTATAGGAGTGCGTTCCGTTGCTCAGCCTTGCATAGATAGGTGCAACGCTACTGCCCATAAACGCAGACTTAAAAGCCGATATTCCGTTGTCTATTCTCGTTAAAATCCCCACAGCAATAATCTTTTGACAAATATAATATATTATCTTTATTTAGACTAAATAAAAATAAGTAAATTTGTGAAGACAACAAAAAACAAATGAAACTTTACAAAGATTCCAAGGAACTGCCACTATTCAACTATGAAAGAATAACAGAAACAGGCGATTACAACTACATGATAAAAGGATATGATGGCGAGGAGCTGGAGGAAAACGAAGACTTGCAAAAGGAACTGAAAAGCAAGTTTAACGACATCATCCGAGAATATAGCATATCCATTAACGCCAAGACCAACGACCTGCTGATGCTGGGAAGTGCAGAGATTGCAAAGATTAACATCATTAAGTTTACCACACTACTGGCTATCATAGAGATGAAAGAAAGACAGAATGCTTTAAGGCAGGAAATGGGACTGCCTGAACATTGGGAGGATATGAAAGAAGCACTCGCACAAATCAAAATCCGTAAGAGCGACAATCTGCAGGAGCAAAAGAAATATATAGAGGAAAGAATAGCAATGTGGCAGACCAACCTTGACAAGGCAATGCAGAACATTGAGAACAACAAAAAGGAAGCACAGGATAAAGAACCAGTCAATATCAACGATGCCATTGTGAGCATTGAAATGGTGCTGGAACGAACAATAGACCTAAACAAGACCAGCCTTTACCGATTTGGGAAGATGCAGGAAATGGCAATAAAGAAAGTAGAATTACATAACAAAAAATAAAACCTTATGAGTGATAAATTAGCCGTAATTCAGGCGGAGGAGACCGTAAAAGAACTGGACAAATTGGAAGCAGGAGTGAACGACTTGATTCAGTCTTTCACTAAACTAAACACTGCCGTAGACCAAACCAACACTAAACTGAACAGAGGAACACCAAAAGAGACCATTGAGGGAATAAAAGACTTGGACGGCTATTCCAAAGAGTATATGCGTACGCTCAAAGATATGGCGACCATAGAGCAGAAAACACAGCAGATAAGACTGACCAACGCAAGAATAACCACCGAACAGGTGCGAGCAGCAAAGGAATTGGCAAACCAGCAGAACGCCGAAGCACGAGCGAAGAAACAAGCCTTATCATTGCAGGAGAAACAAAACAAAATCCTATCCGAAAGCCAAAGCCACTACAAGAGATTTGCAAGGGAGGTGCTGGATGCCAAGAATAAGGCAAAAGAATTGGCAGCGCAGATGCAGTTATTAGAGCATGATTTTAAAAATGGTAAAATTGGAGTTTCTGCCTATGAGAAGCAACTATCCAAACTATCCAAAGAATTTACAGAGGCAAAACTCAAAGCCGTAGGATTAGACTCAGCGCTGAAAAAGATAGACAAAAGCGTAGGCGATAATCAGCGAAATGTCGGAAACTACCAATCAGCACTTAACGGAATGGGTAGTGGCTTTGGTGGAATGATGAGCCGTGCTGGTTCTATCGCTGGGGGTATCATTATGGCAGACGGCGCAAGAATGCTTGGAGACATTGCCACTCAATCTTATGAGACCATTCAGAAACTCAACGCTGTGAATTATGCAATGAAAGAAGTCTTCCAAACAGAGGAAGAAGTAGGCTACCAAAAGGAGTTTCTTTCAAGTGCCGCCGAAAAATATGGATTGGAGCTTATCAGCCTTACGGATTCCTACACCAAGTTCAGCGCAGCAGCAAAAAACACCAGTTTGGAGGGCGAGAAAGCCAAAGAAGTATTTGAAGCCTTTGCTGGTGCTGGTGCTAAACTGGGGCTTCCTGCTGAACAGATAGAGGGAGTTTATACTGCCTTGGAGCAAATGGTATCCAAAGGGAACATCCAAGCCGAGGAATTGAGAGGGCAATTAGGGGAAAGATTACCTGGGGCGATGAAGATATTCGCTGATGCTATGGGCGTATCCACTTCCGAATTGGATGATATGCTGAAAAAAGGGCAGGTAGTAGCAGGGGATGTATTGCCAAAGGTAGCCGAAGAGCTTAAAAAAGTCTATGGGCTTGATGCTGTTGATAGAATAGATACCCTTGCTGGCGCACAGAACAGGCTCAAAAACCAATGGACAGAGTTTTTGGATACCCTCGCTACTAATAAGGATTTTATCAATGCTATTTCTGATGTTTTGGAAATTGCCAAAGGTCTATTGGAAGAGTTTCTCGATTTAGCCATTACAGGAGGAGCAGATGGCGTGAGTATAATGGGCGAGCTGAAAGATGTTTTTGAAGCCGTAGGAGATGTTCTTAATGCGCTGACAGGAAACCTATTTGACAATGGCAAAGGCTGGGATTTGGTTAATTTGGTGGTTAATCAGGTTAAAACCAACCTTGTGGCAATCAGCACTGTTATTAAACTTGTTATCAAGGGTATAGAGTATTTCGTGAAATCTATCAAAGATGCTATATTCGGAACAGAGGATGCTATCAAGATGCTGGGAGACTTTGGCTCTATCATTGACAGCACAAAAGAAAAACTATCAAGCCTAAACAAAGAAAACGCTGCAATCCTTTCAGGCGATGAAAAGGCGCTGGAAAACCTTAAAAACCAAAAGGAATTAGAAAATAAACTTATTGAAGCAAGAAAAAAAGGGCAGAGATACTTTGTTCACAATAACTTTTGGAGAGAAACGGCTGCGAACGGAAAATTCACAGGTAAAAGAGCCAACGAATACACTTATGTAGATGGCGAACTCGTGCCAAGAAGCAGTGTGAAAGTAGTAGACCCGCCAAAGGCTGGTAAGGAGCAGAAAAAGAAAAAGACACCAAAAGGCAGGGTAAAGAAAGAAAAAACACAGGAGCAGTTAGACAAAGAAGCATTTGACAAGGCTCGTAAAGACTTGGATTTTGAGCATAACAAACTATTAGAGGAATACCGAAGACAGCGTGTAGAGGCTCAAAATGAACTTACAGGCTATGACCTACTCGTAAAGGAAATAGAAATAGATGGGCAGGTTATCAAAGAAAAAGATACATACTACACCAAATTACTTGACCTTGCGAAGAAATACAAACAGGAGCAAAGGGAGATAGAAGCGCAGAAATCCAAAGACCTATTCGATGAAAACGAAAGTCAGCAGGATAAGATGAGGCAACTCAACCAAGCACTGTTGGAAAAAAACCAAAAGGAAATAGAGTATATCAAACTTTTGGGTCAAGAGACTGCCGAGTATAAGAAGCAGATGATAATGAACGACAAGAACATATCCTACAAAGATAAGCAATATTTCTTGGAGTTATTAGAATACGACACTACCATAGCAGTCAATAAGAGGGAGAAAGAGAAACTACAACTTCTAAAAGAGCAGTTGGAAGCAAAAAGGGCGCTTCTGCAAGAGCAAGGCAAAGACCTTAACGAAGATGAAAAAGTCCAACTCGCACAGACTGACTTGCAGATAACACAGCTGGACACTTCCATAATGGAAAACGAGAAGAACAAAGCCAATAAGATGTTCTTGCGTATCGTAGAGGGATTAGAGCCTCTCAAAAACTTGGTAGAGCAGAACTTGGCAGACTTGGGGTTAGATGCTGTAAGTAAGCAGTTTTCTGACCTATACAGCAAGATTTTACAGCAAGGCAAGGACTTCTCTATGTCTTTCGCTGACTATATGAACACAGCCACCGCGCTAATCAGCGATTTTGCAGGGAAAGCAATATCATCAGGCAAGGAGCGAACTATTGCTGAACTTGATGAGGAACTGGAACGCTCAAAGATGATAACAGACACGGAACTCGGATTTATTGACAAAAGACTTGATGCGCTTAATGGCTTGTCTGAACTTACTGAGGAGCAAATCGGAGAGCGTAACGCCTTGGAAGATGAAGCAATGGTAATCAAGGAACAACAAGCACAGAAAGAGAAAATGATACAATCGCAAAAGGCAAGGGCTGAACAAAGGGCACAGGCACAACAGGCACTGATGAACGGAGCATTAGGTGCTACGCAGTCTATCGCTCAACTTGGTGTTCCTGCTGGTCTCGTTCCTGCTGGAATTGCTCTTGCTTTCGGTGCGCTACAAGCAGGACTGATTATGAGTAAAAACCCAGTACCTCAATACTTTGTCGGAACGAAAAACGCACCACAAGGCTGGGCGTGGACAGATGAGCGAGGAGCCGAAATCCATACCGACAAACACGGAAACATTAAGGACTTTGGAAGTGACAAAGGTGCAAGGCTGAAATTCTTGGAACAGGGAGACCGAATTTACACGGCATCGGAAACTCGCAAGATATTAGAGAATATCAAAACACCTGCGCTGGATGAGGTTCTATTGTCTAACGGCATTGTTAAGAATATCCAAGTGCCGATGAACATCAACACGCCAGCGATAGACTACGACAAGTTAGCGACTAAAATAGGCGAACAGCAAGACCGAGTGATGAGGAAGTATGATAAGACCAGCGTATTTGAACTTAACGGCTTCATATATACCCAAAAAGGCGGGCAAATACCAGTGGCAGTAAGTAGAGTAAAGAAAAACAAAAACATCGTTAAAATAAAGGGAAATGAAAGGGATTAAGAATATACAATATCAAAGTGGAGTAGGGCAGATATTCCGATTAGAAGTGCTGACAGGGAAATACGAGGGTATCCACGAGATACAAGAACCTGATGGTTTTGACTCCTTGGATATCAGTATCGATGTAAACGAGGAATACTACAACATTGACAACTTTATCCTTGGCGAAACTTCCAAGATAAAGATACTGGAATACAACGACAAACGCACCTTTGACATCATCAAGGGTGTGTATGATGAGCAGGGAGGCGATGGGCAGATATTATTCAGGTGGTATGTTGTCCATAACGGCGTAGAGAAAGACATCTTGGGCGAGGGCTTTGAGATTAACCTGAATAAATACCAGCTGAACTACGAAAACAGCCAACGAGTGATAGAGTGCGAAATCAAGAAGAGGGAAGCGCAGAATAAATTCTACACTCGTGAGGATACCACGATAAACCTATTCGCCAAAAAGAATTTGGATGAAAACCCAATACAGCCGATAGGAAGCCGTGAAATCATCTTAAAAGCAGAGGAGGAAAAGGTGGAAACTTCGTGGTGGATGGACAACTACGGAGAAAATTACGACTGGTATAACTATAAAAAAAGTATTGGAAACAAAAACCTTGACCCTTGGTTTCAGTATCAAAAGATAGTTTCAGATATTAAATTCATACCGCCAAAGACTTGGGTATTTCCAAAATTCAATAGAAGTGAAGACTCTAAATTAGGGGAAAATATTCCTCTTTATGGAGGCGATTGGAAAGCAAGCATTACAAGGGAAGAACTGCAAGACCCTGCGTGGGCGGCTCAATATCCACGCTATATGTATGAACATGGCGAGATAACATATTGGGGGCAAAACACTCTATTTCATACAAGAAATGAACTCTCTAATGTAGTGTTTTCAATTTCTAATCTGCATTTCAAAGCAAGGTCATATAGCCTCAAAAAAGGATATAATCCGCTATATAATGGGGATAATAAAGTATATAGAGAAAACTACAAGCCATTTTCTTTTAGTATCGCTTTATTGATAGAAACTCCACACGCATCAAATACGATTTTTTTAAAATCCAGCAGAGACACGGATATAGGCAACTATTCAGAAATGAACATTGTCAATGAAGGATGGGCAATAGGTGATTTACCTGCAAACAGCACAGTAAAGATAGGTATCATGCCACATAGTGATATAAGAAACAAAGAGTTCATTATTACAGGCAAAGTATCGCATACCAGTCTTAAAATATCTTCCAGCATTGATAAACTCGGCAGAAAGTCCAGAGTGGTAAGCCTTTTTGATGCTATAGACAAAGTAGCAGAAAATTACTCTGATGGACAAATAAGATTGGTTTCAAACATACTTTCAGATGGAGGAAAATATGCCAATCAATATGTAGCAACAGGGGCTTTTCTTCGTGGCGTGGCAAATATCTTTTTAGGCGAGGAAAAGATAAACACCTCGTTCAAGTCGCTATTCTACGAGGGAGCATCGCCACTATTAGCCCTTGGCTTTGATGTTATAGAAAATAAACTTATCGTGGAGGATATAGACTATTTCTTCAAAGATGTTCAGGCGTACGACCTTACAAGTAAAGACTTTGTTCAAGAGAATTTAACCATAGAGAACGACAAGGATATAAGCTACAACAACTTGATATTCGGCACAAAGAAATATTCTACCAAGAAGAAAGGGGATATTTTCAACTTCAATACGAAAATGGAGTGTTCCACACCGATAAAGTCCGTAAAGAAGAAACTTGACAAGACTACTGGCTTCATCATTGATGAGTATAAAATCCAAGACCTGCTGGATGATACCAACGACAACACCAACGACAATGATGATGATTTGGTACTGATAGACACCATTACAGGAAGTTATGTGGATACAGGTTCTTATCCTGATATTATACACTCGGATTCAGGAGGAGTGCTGACACTTACAGCCTCAAAATCGCCTTGGGATACCCTGCCTTTCAGAGTAGGAGAGAAAATAAAAATCGTGGAAGGGCTGAATGTTGGAGAATACACGATACTTGCCATCAAGTCCCACACGCTGACTCTTGACAAACGAACAGGAATAGAACAGGGAACAATCCTTACCAAGATAGAACATACCTTGACCGATGTTATCAAGAACAGGAACGCCACAGCAACAGACGGCTTTATTTCAGCAGAGGGAGTGAAAAACAAGCGAACAGCCGTAAATCTGTATCACAATCCAAAATACCAAATGAAAAGATGGTTTCCGCTCTTCGGTGGTGGATTGTCCAAGAAAAACAACGGCGAGAATATCATCGTAACGAACTATAAGAACAACGGCAAAATAGAGGTAAAACCTGATACGGATAAAATACCACACCTGCCAAGCGAAACCGATGTTTTAAATGAAAATATCAGCCTTGAAAGGTTAAGGAGGTCAAGCCGTGTGCTGTTCGGAACGGAAAACATAGAGGTAACGCTCACGAATGTATCTTTTGAGGAGTTCTACAATCTCTACAATCGTTGGCGAGTAGGCGAAGATATCTACACAGGCGAAAAGATACCAAGCAGGGGGTATATAGATGTTTATATCAATGGCGAAACTTACAGCATCTATCCTTTTGGAACGGAAGCCCTGCAATACGACAAAGGCGCCAATGAATTGACCATAAAAGGGAAAATCAAAAACTCTAAATGGGGAAGAAAAATCTTTGACAAGACTTTTGATGACACCTTTGAATAACAAAAAGCCCTGCACTTAGGCTCAAGGTGCAGGGCTGTTGTAATAATAGAATCAGAGCCTATATTTTGTCGGCACAAATACGAATACGATTTGCAAGGTCACATAATGCTCCTTTTAGTATTTCCTTTTCCTCATTCGTAAATTCTGTTTCTTTGCCGTTTCCATCTATTCCTGTAAGTTTTTGACTTAACCATGAACGGGATTTACCGAAATATTTCTGTGAGATTTGTGCCCAAGAAACATCTACTATAATATCCCACATCTGATTTTTCATACTTTCTTTTTTTACTTTTATTTCCATAATGTTTATTTTTTAAAGCCCCTTTCGGGGCTGGGTTACTCTTTTTTGTCTTTATCCATCAACTTATCTAATAATGCATAAATATAAAGTTCTAATTCAATAGATGGTGGATAAATCTTTTTAAAATTTCTAATGGTTTCTATTAGCTCCCATTCTTTTTCTGTTAATTCTTTTTTCATGTCTGATTCTTTAATTATTACACTACAAAGATATTAAACATTTGTATAATAAACAAATATTTCTGTAACTTTTTTCAAAAAATTTTCCCTTAACTTAAAACATTATTCCAAGGTATTCCTTTATTCCCCAAACACAATACTCGGTGGCGTTCATATAGTGGTCGTTCTTTTTAATAGGTTTTTCAGTAGGTTGTCCGTTGATAAATTCGTATTCGTAGTTTTGATATTCATTATCAAAGTCGCCATCATCTACATAGTATATTCGTGCATTGTTGATAAAGTCAAACCTTGCCTTGTAACTTGGTTTTGAGGTCGGCACAGCATTGATTGCGTATAGCGTTCGTAAATCATTGGTTAGACTTATCTCGCTCCCTGGTTCCCTATCGGCACTATCTGCCCAAACAAAGGTTACATTACCAATAGGAACACCAGCATATTTAAGATGTTCGCCAAGCGGTCCCTCCATTTGGTTCATCGGTTTGTAAAGCAGTGGGCGAATGTAGAACGACTTGTCGCCATCATACATCACTTCCACGCACGCTGTGGGATTGGCAAAACCATAGTCTAATCCGTAATACTTTCGGTAGCCGTGCTTTGCGACTTCGTTATATTGGTTGAGGCTGATTACTTTCCAATTCTTGTAAATCTTATTCGGTTTCTCGGACTTTTGCCCAAGACCATAAACAAGCCAATGATATTCAGAAGCAGAGCCTACATCTTCATTGTATCTGCACCTTTTGAGTTCTTTGATTTGTTTTGGCGTAAGGTTTAAAGGATTAGCCTCTAAATCGTAGGTTTTAGCGCTGTTTTCGTTGAGAATTTTGGAAGTCACAGCATCGCAATACTTTATTGGCTGGTAGGATAAAATCTGCATCCGTTGTTCAGGTAATATAAACGGATTATCCTTAAATGTAGAATAACTCACATAGGTGGTTTCTTTCAGCTTCTCCTTTTCAATCCAGTGGTTTTGCTTCGGATTCCAGTCGAAGATGATCACCTTGGAACGCTGGGCGAGTTGTCTGTATACTTCTTCCGAGAAGTTATAAGGCTCGTTTATCCAGCAGATAGTCTGTGTCATCCCCATTGCGTCGTCTTCATCATCCAATCCTGTAAATCGCAAAATGTTGCCATTGTTCCTGAAAGTCCAAGTGTGATTGGTCTTATTCTCTATAAGATACTGATAGAGGTTCTCTTCTTCAAGGTAAGCGTCCAGCTCCTCTATGGTTATTTCGCCCCTTTCAAATTGTTTCTTCCTCACCTGTGGGTCTTTCAGCCACTCCCTCCAATCTTTCTCCACAATATCCCTGCAACTCTTCTGTGTGTCCCTTAGCACTGTTGCCGAGGAAATAGGATTGTTCGCAAGGAAATTATACAGCACCTGAAAGTTACTCCAAGTCTTGGAACTCCTTGAACTTCCCTCCTCAATGATAAGCTTATATTTGTGCTGCGTAGTGTTTCCGTTGGGTATCTTTTCATTTAAAGCCCCCCAAACTTCGGCAAATACCTTTGATGCTTTGAATTTTATCTTTTTGTCCATACTTTTTTAAATTAAAAAGCCCCACATTACTGCGAGGCTTTCGATAGCAAATCAATAATAAATAATAACTATGAAAAGAATTTATGTTAGTCTTCCTCCTGTGGCATTACCACTTCTACCTGAATAGAAGAAGGGATAGTATTTATTTTGTCCCCTGCCGTTGTAAGGTCTTTCTTGTCTGTAAGCCCTAAATCCCTCGCTATGATGTTGGCATTAAAGAACCCTGCCACTGCGCCCTCGAACTTATTGCAGTAGATTATCTCCTCTATCCGTGTAATGACTTCGGAGTAATTTATGTCTGGTCTTTCTCTTAAAGAGTCTTTTAAATCATTGAAATACTTGGTATTAACACCCATAAAGATACAAAGTCCGTGCAGGGTGTAAGGTCTTTTTATTGGCACTTCAATAATCTGCCCAGACATAGCGCCCCCTCTTACAGCCTCTGCTTTCATTAGTGGGTGGCTATCACACCACTGAAAGTACTCGCACGCTTCATTCCATAACTCTTCAGCTGTGAACCTTTTATCCTTTCCGTGCTTCTTGCGTAGCTTCCAAAATTGACTTCCTATTGGTGCTGGCATTGTGTTTTGTTTTTAATTTAAATTCAAATGGTTATCTATTAGAGTTTTTACCTCTTCAAAGTCGTAACATACAGCCGTATTCCAATTATTATTGCTCAACATAGTTAAGACCTCTAATTGGTTTTTAGTTGGTTTATTCGGCTTGATTTTAAGCTCTATCGCTAAACCTGAATAAGTCTTATTGGGCTGGAATATTAAAACATCAGGCATTCCTGCTCTTACGCCAAGTCTTTTTAATTTTGCTCCCTGTTGTATACTGGTCTTCCTCTCGTTAGCGATATGGCAGAACAGCACATTAGGATATTGCAGTCTTAAATAACTGGCTACACTCAACAGCAAACAATCTTCCTTATTCATCCTCACAAATATAGTATATTTTCTTATTTAGAACAAATAAAAATAATAATAAAAAAGCCCTGCTGGCGCAGGGTGTGTAGTTTAATATAATTTTTCAAAAATTCTTTCAGAAATCGCTTCTTCGTAGTCTTTCACTTCAAATTCGTGATCTTCATCGTGGGTAATTCTACCAGTCAGCACCTCTTCGATGATTTGCGCCAGTTCTTCGCCGAAGTGATATTTATTAGCGTGCGCCGTTGAAGCAAAAGTGCCATAATTTACCCACTTTTTGTCCATTGATAATAGTCTGTTGTCGGTCTTTATAATTTCAGCTGTTAAGTCGTATATTAAGCTCATTAACTCTTCTTGACCGAAATTACCCTCGTTTTCTTTTAACTCATTAAATAAGTTTTTTGCTCTATAGATTTCGTTGCGCATTTGTTCTAATGTTTTCATTTTGATTGATTTTTTAATTGTTGTACTTTGTTTTAATTTTATGTTGCAAATATATAGATTTTTCTAAATACAAAGCAAATAAAAACATAGATTTTTCTAAATAATTTATTTAAATAGTTGATTTTCAATAAGAAAAATTTACACAATAT